CAACCACGAGCGCGATGCTTTGCGACTACCACGCGAGGCGACTGCTAAGACTCGGCGCGACCCGTGGCCCAATCGAGAGACGCGGCAAGACCGCGAGCGGAGACTAGATGCCAACGCGCCAGGCGATGATCCCAAAGAACTTGATGAGTCTCTACCCGGCGGCGGCTCTGGTAAGCATGAAGCCCGCTCGCCTCCTTGAGTTCGCGAAGCTCGGGCTTGCTCCACACTGGCTGATAGACGGAGAGCCTTTCTTTGTCCAGACCAAGCTAAGGCGATGGGTCGCCGCGAGCATCGCCGTAGAAGTTGAAGGGCAACCAGTCAGCATCGGCGTAGCCGTGAACGTCACGCGAGCGATACCCGAAGACTACGCGCCGCCGAAGCCATGGGATGTTCCCTCGGAGCTTCGCCACATCAACCCGCTTCTGCCAGTCGATTCTCTCCACGAGATGCGAGGAAGCGGCGTTTACTTTCTCTGCGAGGATGACGCCGTTACCTACGTCGGCCAGTCGGTAGAAGTAACCGGGCGCGTTCCTCAACACGCGGGGGTCAAGGACTGGAACTGCGCTTGGTATATCCCCATCCCTCTCGCCGACCTAGACCGCGTCGAGTCCGCGTTTATCTACACGCTCAAGCCGAAGCACAACAGGAACAAGCTAGGCCATCTGGTTTCCCCCCTCGGTAAGTGGGAAGGCAGGATGGCAACGGCGGAAGAGTTCGGCCTGGTTCGGAACGAGTGGAGCCGCATCTATAAAGACGGGACCGACGCATGACCAAGCCAGCCCGCGCTCCCGCGCCAACTGGTCAGAAGAGTAAGCGCGAAGCGCCAGCGCGAAATTTTGGATGCCCGTGTTCCTGCCTATGCTGCCTAGGCTCTCGCTGTATCTGTAGGGATGACCCTTGCCCTTGCGGCTGGAAGAAACGAGACGAGTAGATGAACGAACAAGCCGCCGCGCAAAATTCGAGAAACAAAGGGGCCGGACCCGGCGAGGCTCACGAACTCATAGTGGATCGCCTATGCGCTACCGATGGCGTGAAGCGGAACGGCTTCGCTCGCGCCGTCCTGTCCAAGCTCACCGCGATGTGTAACGAACGAGACGCGAAGGACTCTCTGGGCTGGCGCCGCAACGGAAGCATCGGGATCGTTCCCGACGCCTGGGCATTCGAAGACGCCAAGCGAGAGGGCGCCATCTGGGATTCGCTCATCGCTTACGAAGCCGTGGTGACTCACGACATCCCCGACCACAAGGTGAAGCGATACGCGCACCTCTGGTTCTCGCTCGACTGCGAGATGATAGACCTCAAGCTCTACAGAGTCGGGCCAGGCGGCGAGCCCGAGGCGGTCCCGTTGGGCGACCTCTGGATGCATTGGGTTCCCTACAAGGACCCGCGAGGTTGGAAAGAGATAGTGGCTAGCCTGGCAACGAAGGCCAAAGCCTGATGGGCCCCAAGTGTCCCGGATGCGGCGAGCCCTTTGGCTACGGTCACGCTTGCACGGTGGAAGATGCGGATGTGAGCGCCGCTCCGACTTGCCAGCGCTGCGGGCACCTGTCGTGCGAGCACAAGTCTACGCCTCGGAGCTATGGCCTAAGGTGCGATGTCCTAAGGTGCGAGGTCCCAGGATGCGACTGCGAGAGGTTGACCTGAGTAGGCATCGTCCCTCGGGCTCTCGCGACCATCGCCTCAAGCGCGTAGGCCGCGACAGCTTCCGGATGTGCTGGACGGTTGACAGATACATCGTAGGTTCGCGCCTTCGCTGGCCTACGGTCACGACCCGCGACACCGACTTGGCAGGAGCCCGGCGCTTCGCGAAGAAGTGGGGATGCCGATTCCCCGAGCCCCCGAGGGACTGACCTCGGAGCTTGCTACACTCTCGCGGGAAGTTGAGCGATGATGCTGATTGATGGCGCTAGCCTGTCTAGCCGTGCTAGCGTGGCTAGACTGTGAGCGAGGACCCGGAGAGCGAGCCAGAGCCCGAGCAAGGCCCCGAGGATCAAGGGCCAGACCCGGATGAGTTCGCCGCCATGCTGCCCGCCCTTGGCGTTCTCGCGGGCATGGGAGAGCTAGGCCACGAGATCCGACCCGCCGAGCTAGTCCGCGACGTTCCGGCGCCCGGCGAGGAACCCGACCCGCTCAACTCGCTGAGCCCGCAAAAGCTCCGAGCCCTGACTCTGCTCCTTGAGGGCAAGACCAAGAGCGAAGCCGCCGCGATGGTTGGCGTGCGACCCTGGACCATCACGCGCTGGACCCGAGAGGATGACTTCGGCGCGGCCTACGATTCGGCGCTAGGGGACATCCGGCGGGCGACCGTCCCGATGATCCTGAACGGATTCCGGCAAGGTGTCGCGAAGCTCTGCGACCTGCTCGCCGCGAGCGGGGACAAGATCCAACTGGCGGCGGCGGCTAACCTCGTGAAGCTCTACCGAGCCGAGGGCATCACCGAAGCCGCCGGGCCAGTCTCCCGAGAGATCGACACCGATGCCGAGTGGCGCCGAGTCAACACGATGCGCGGCCAGGCTTTCCTCCCGCACGAGCTACAGCTAAAGGCGATCAACTGCCTAGCCCGCTACCTGGTTCTGGTTGCTGGAGTCCAGAGCGGCAAGACCGCATCGGGCGCTCGCAACTTCTGGAACCGCATCCTCCTTGAAGACGATTCGAACGCGGTCTATTGGCTGATCGCTCCGACGACTGGCATCGGCAAAGTGATGCGGCGGAACTTCGTAGCGACCGCGCCCAAGGGATGGCTACCGAATCCGCAAGGCTCGGGCGCCGCCTTCGAACGAACCTGGACATTGAAGAACGGCGCGACGGTTGAGTTCCATTCGGCGCACAAGGCAACGAACCTGGTAGCCGAAACCGTGCGCGGCGCGTGGCTGGATGAGTTCACTCTGATGGCGGCGTCGGTCTGGCACGTCTCCCTTCGTTCCCGCTTCGCAACCACCGGAGGTTGGGCCATATTCACCGGCACGCCTCGCGGCCCTAACTGGGGGTATGAGGATGTTTGGCGGCGGACGCAACCAGGCGATGACCTCTACGAAAAGGATGGCGATTGGGTCGGGCTGACTTGGCATAGCTCCGCGAACCCTTTGGTCTCGGTTAAGGAAGTCGCCGACGCGAAGGCCACGCTTCCCGATGCGTTCTATCGCCGAGAGTGGGAGGCGAGTTGGGAGGCGTTCCACGGGCAGGTCTTCTCCGAGTTCAAGAAAAGCACCTGCGTCTACGATCTAACCAAGGTCCTAACGCGGCGGCTCGATGGTGACCTCTTCGATGCTGGCGTGGACTGGGGCTACGGTTCGCCGGGCGCTCTAGTCGTCGGGCGCTACAACCTCGGCGACACTTGGGACGTGGTTCGCGAAGTCCACGAAGCCAAGCGCCTGAACAAATGGTGGATCGAGAAATTCAAAGAGGCGCATCGCGAGTTCGGTATACACACGTTTTGGTGCGACAGCGCAGAGCCCGACCGAATCATGGAAGCGCGGCGGGCGCTGCGAGTCTGGGCAAAGGAGGAAGGCTTGAGCGTTCCCCGCGTTCGCTCCGCGAAGAAAGCGCGATGGCCTGGTATCCGACACGTCGCGATGCTATTCAAGGGCGGGCGCGTGAAAGTGCATCGGGCGTGCGAGGTCTTCATAGCTCAGACGCAAGGCTACAAGTTCAAGGAGAACAGAGAGGGCGACGACTTAGACGAGATCGCCAAGGGGAACGATCACTCCGTGGATGCGTTTCGCTATATGACCTACAGCAGACACAAGGCCGGACGTAAGCAGGGCAGTCTATCGATGGGCTCCGCTTAGACTAGACGGCAGACAGAACGGAGCCCCGAGTGATTCACGAACTCAAGACCTGGCCCGGCCCTTACCAAGCCGCGAGAGACGGAAACAAAACCTACGAGATTCGCCGAGCGGATCGGCGCTACGGCAAAGACGACATCCTCATCCTCCGAGAGTGGACGCCGCCGAGCGACCCGACAGCGGACGGCGAATACACCGGGAGCTTCGGCGTTTGGATCGTGAGCCACATCACCGAGGGCGGAGCTTGGGGGATTCCCTCCGAGCTTGTCGTGATGGGTATCCGAACCGTTCCCCTCTTCCTTGTCATCCCTGGTAGCAGACTCGGCGCGATCATCGAACGGCTCAAGGTCGAGGGCGACGACTTGCCCGAGCCCAAGGCGGCGAGCTACGAGAACCAGGTGTGCCCCGGCTGCGATGCTTGCGACCCGAACCCGAAGGCGCCGCCGCGCCGCGACGGAATGCCAGGCGGGCGGGCTCGGTTCAATTAGTGGACGAGGACAGAATGGAGCGCGAGCGCCGGGCGAGATACTCGCTAGAGGCCCGCGACGTTGCCCGCTCTAAGTTGGGCGGGCCGGTTGTCTTCGTTGGGCTTTCCAGCGTTTGCGATGAAACGCCGTTACCCGCTTCACGCTTTGGCGTTGTCCTGCCTAGCGGGACCGTCCTCGTATTCCAGAGGGTCTAGAACTAGCCAAGCGGTCGGGGCCTTGTGTATGCTGCGGAGACACAGCAAAGGAGGCCACCGTGCCACTAGACAACACAGCGACAAAAGTAACAGCCCAGGACCTAGGCGATGGCGAACTCGCCGTGGTTGATGTCGTCGGCCCGACCCTCTACACGGTCGGCGGCGAAGTCATCCCCGGCGGCTATCTCGGGCTCAGGGTCGGCGGTCGATTCGACAGCATCGAAGGCCGAGCCCTGGACCCGGCGAACGGCTACGCCAAGTGGGACGCAGCAACCCAGACCCTCAAGTTCTACACCGCCGCCGACGTTGAGCAGGGCGCCATCGACTTGAGCGCGGACACCTATCGGTTGACCGTCCAGGGCCGCTAGACTCTCTTCGGTTAAACATTCGAGCGGGGGATGCGGCGCGAGCCCATCCCCTTAGCTCCTTCACGTTTGGAGTAAGCGATGCCCGAGTTCGATCCTTTCCAGAAGTTCCACCGCCGCCTCCTTGAAGTAGCGAACGGCGACCTGGAAGAAGCTAAGCTCCTTATGCGGGCAGCGGCGCGAGCGGGCAAGACACAGGGCCAGCTTGGCTCTGGCTTGGACTTCGATAACTTCACGGTGAACCATTTCCGAAACTCGCTCGCCTTCGGGCGGCGCGGTTCCGTGTTCCGTGATGCTCAACTCTTGAGCGACAGGGAGCTGACCATCGACGCGAGGCGGATGGCTTTCCAAGGCGTGCCCGATGGCGTGCGCGAGGAACACTCGGCCTTCTGCCTTCTGATGTATCAAGGCAGACAAATCAGGTTCCTTGATCGCCACCCCGGCGAGACCCCCGAGGCGTTCGCGAACCGCCCGCGCAAGACCGCCCTGAATATCACTCGCGTTATCATCAACGCCTTGAGCAAGCTCTACGCGCAGCGGCCAGCGCGGAAGCTCGCGGAGTCAACCGACGACGCCATCAAGATCGCACTGGTAGGCGACGAGGCGGCGGGCATTGATGGCATCTGGTCTGACGACTACGACCTGGAGTTGTTAGAGACCGACCGATACACACGGCTAGAGGGAACCACGAGCGTTCGCCCGTTCTACGACGCCGACCATCCAGGCCATATCAAGCTGGTTGTATTTCACTCCCATCAGCTTCGGATCATTCCCGACCCGGCGAAGCCGTGGCAACCCAAGGCGGTCATCGAGAAGCACAATCCATTCGACGGCTCGGGCTCTGTCATTATCTGGACCGCCCGAACCTTTCTCCAACTGAACAGCGATGGAACCGTTGACCCGAGCAGCGGCCCGCAGTCGATGGGTAGGATTCCGCACACGTTCTTTCGCGACGGCAAGGCGGCGACAGGTTCGTTCTTTGTCGAGGGTCGCGGGCGCGGGCTCTGCGATTCGAACGCGGTTCTGAATGCCAAGTTGACGGACCTTAACGAGGTCTACCAATACCAAGGATTCGCGGTTCCGCAGATCACGAACCTAGACGGCGAGGATGACCTGGTCCTAGGACCTCGGCGCCCGCTCAAGTTTAACGACGTTGAAGCGGGACAACCGCACGGCATCGAATTCAAGGCGCCGCCTTCGAACTTGCCGCAGCTTCGCGCCGAAGTGAACGCGGACATCGATGCTCAGTTCAGAGTCAACGGCGTTCCGCCAGCGGCGACGGGCGCACAAGTCAACCAGCGGTCCTTGAGCGGCAAGAGCATCGCCGAGTCTATGCGCCCGCTCCTTGAGGACTTCCGCGAGCGCTCGCGACTCTTCGCGCCCTTCGATAAAGACCTGGCAGACAACGCGCTATCAGTCCGAGCCGAGCACGATGCGGGATTCGAATACGACCGCAAAACTCAGAAGCCGCGTTATCAAGTTGACTACCAGGAGCCGAGCTTCCCGCTAGAGACTGATGCGCGGATCAAGTCGGAGAGCCACGACATCGCCTTTGCTATGAGGACTGAGCCCGAGATCATGCACGAGCGCGACCCCGACCGCTTCAAGACGGTAGAGGACGCGACCGAGCAATGGCAGAAGAACCAAGAGCTTCAACGCGGGAACCCGAACCCGAGCGCGGGCGAAGAGGAACCGGCGGCGGGCGAGGACCTCACCGAATCCCTGACCGCACCCGAAGCTCTGACCGAGGGCGCTACCGATTGGATCGATGCCGAACTCGCCGAGTTGGAACGAACCGGAGAAAAGAACGGCGACCTGCTCGCGGAGTTCGCGAACGGGAACGTGCGGGCCTGAACCCGGCGGATACTTTCTAAACTTACTGCGGGACAAGGCTACCCCCTGACGCTGCGAGAGAGCCGCTCAGGGCGACGATATGGCGCCGCGTGGCGAACGACTCGCCCGAGGCTTCGAAGCTCTCTCGCGGGCTCTTTGGCGCTCTCTCGCGGCTTCGTTTCTCTGCGGGGGTTTACGTGAAACGGAGACCGCGAACGGGCCTTTGAGGGCGCCCGCGATGAGCTATCGTAAACTACTGGGACTTTGCTAGAGTTACGCCGAAACGTGTCAGAAGTTGCGGCACGCTGGAAGCCCGCCCGGCTACTGGCCTCGCGGCGATGAGTCGAATTCTCGCCGTTACCTTGTGCTTACATGTAGCACAGTAAACGCTTTCGCTAGGCTTACGGCGAGGGCCTTTCGTTTCACGACGCCGACCCCTGTCCTATAGTTTACTAAGTTTATGCCAGCCGCTAAAGTTTGGCACGGCGCCGAAACTTGTCCGAGTTCGGCGGCATCATGGCGGCTCAACCTAACGAAGCGAGGAAGCGATGCGAGCGTTATTTGTTACCGGCGAGGGCTACGATGGTCCCGCTTCTGAGTGCGAGCTACTGACACACGGCGGCGTTGCCTTCCGCTCCGAGGACGCGAGCGGGCCGCTTGTCCGGCTCCAGATCGGAAGCCGTGACGCGGGCTCTCTTCTGCGCTGGATACACGCCACGTTCCCCGACGCGGACGCCAACGTGGTTGGCTTGCGCTGCGATGTCTGCGGCTCCTTGGCTACCGTCAACCTGCACCTGTTGGGCGGCGAGGGCTCGGGCCATTGGTGCGCCGAGCACGTCCCCGAAGACAAGCGGGCGGAGCACGAGGCCAACCTGGCGCGAGGCGCGAGGCCACACGAGGCGGTCGCTACCCTTGAGGGCGTGAGCTACTACCTCCGAAGCGCCTACGGCTACAAGCCGGATGAGATCCTAGAAGCTCTGCGCGTGCATCCCTACACGGTCCAGATAGCAGCCAACCAAGGGATGACCGTCGAGGCGGTCGCGGTAGACATCAACCGCCGACGCTCCCGCCCTAGCGCCCGGCTTGCGCTTGAGAAGGCGGCGGGCGACAGGGCCTAGCCCTTGTCCTGTATTAAGTTACGGGAACTCTAGAACTTTCTAAACTTACTACTGGATAGCTAGGGCCGAGGCTGTAAGCTTGGGGGTGTAACAAGGAGCCGCCCCCATGAGCAACTACGAGACAAGCGCCGACCGCGCCAAGAGAATCCGCAAGGCGCTAAAGCTGGCCCACGGCCGGACGGGCCGCACGGTCAGCGTTCGCGCCAGCAACTTCAGCCAAGGCTCCGCGATCCGTATTGAGATCAAGGACGCCGACATTGCCCTGGACGTTGTCCAGGGGATCGCCAAGGCTTGCGACGTGACGAACGGATGCACACAGTTTCTCACCGTGACCTATGCACACGGCGCCCTTGACGCGCTCGCGGCGGTCCTCGCCGAGCAACTCGCCAACCTCCGCGAGACCGGCGGCAAGCTCCTAGGCTTGTTCTCTGTCTATATCCAGGGCAACCACTACCACGTCTACGACGAGACCGGCGCCAAGGTCGCCGACTTGACCGAGTGCGAGGGCGCGGACGAACTCGCCGGGCGCCGTATGGCTCGCGTTGTCGCGGCTCGCGGAATCCTAAGCGGCTGGGAGTAGTCGCCGCCGGGCCTTGTCCTGTAGTAAGTTACGGGAAACCCTGCAACTTTCTAAACTTTGTGCTGGACCAGAGAGCTAGAATCCCTACACTCGCCTATATGAACGAGATCAAAACGCTAAACGGTTCGACCTTCACCACGACCGCAACCGGCACCGTTGCCTTCCTGCGAACTGGTATCAACGGCAGCGGCCACGAGACCTGGGCCGTTCAAAGCGCGACCAAGGCGAGCCCGAACAAGTGGCTGACCGAGACCTTCACGACGCAAGCCGAGGCCCTCAACTGGATGCGGTGGATCTAATGAACGACACGAACCTTACACACGCCTTTGAAGAGGCGGGCCTCGGCGTTGCGCCCTTCGCCTTTGTCGGCTGCGTAGACAGCGGCGCGGGAGCCAACGCTGATGGAATGGTCAAGCGCACGAGCGCAGAGGGCATCGAGTTCTGGACAAAGCCCGGCGGCTCGTGCGCTTACTGCGGCATCGGTATCGTCATCCTTTGTAAGATCCAAGACGCGAACGGCGCCCGCTTCCACGTCGGGACCTCTTGCGCGGGCAAGTCCGGCGACAAGGGCATCATCAACTTGGCGAAGCGAGCCGCCGGACGTATCAGCCGCGCCAAGGCGGTAGCCAAACAAGAGACCCGCATCGAAGCCGTGCGCGTTGCTCTCGGCCTTGAGGGTCTCGGAACCATGGCGCTTCGCCACGGCGACACGCTCGGAGTCCTCGCGGCCACTGACCTCTTCGCCACGCTCGCGGACCGTCCTCACCCGCTGGAATACTGGGCCGACCAAGGCAAGACGATGGCGACGTGGGTCTGCTGGACGCTCGCGAACGCGGGCCACGCTGGCAAGTTCAAGGCGACCAAGATCATCGAGAAGATTCTCAAGGAGGCGAACTAATGAACACGCCAACCATGGCAGACCTCGCCGCCCTCGCGGGCCAGCAGGTCAAGCTCACTTACAGGAACGGCAAGGCCAAGACGATGCGGCTTGCTCACGTCGGCGCCTTCGTGGCTTGCGCCACAGGACCACGCGGCGGCGCCGAGGTCCTCGTAGAGAACAGGGCCTCCGGGCGGATCATTGGGAACAAGGGCGGGCCGCTCGTGGCCCTGGAAGCGGTCTAGCTTGAAGCTCACGAAACCACAAGCCGACCTGCTTCTGGGTCGGCGCCACGATGCGAAGCTCGCACCGCTTAGCCTTCCTGGGCTCCACACGATACCCGCGCGAGAAGTGATGGCGGTTTCGTTCCACTGCGGCGACACGAGCATCGCCCGCGCCCTCTGGCGTAAGGGGCTGCTAGAGAGCGACTCGCGAGTGCGGGCCGGGAAGCGCCGCGCGATCCTGACGCCAGCCGGGGAGGCCGAGGCCGCTCGGAGGATCCGCGAAGAGATAGCGGAAGCCGAGGCGTTGATGCGGGCCGCGAGCGAGCGCGGGCCTAGCTCTCACCGTAGGGCACTGACCGAATACGCGAACGGGAGAGCGCAGTGATGGCACGGTTCAAGGAAGGGATGAGCGACCAAGGCGACTGCGCCCACGGGCGCGTCCAGAAGACGCGCGACATATCAGGGGATGGCGAGCGGGGCATCTGCCTTGCGTGCGGTCTCTACGTTGACCGCTTCTGGCACGGGCCGGATGACGTTGACATGGGAAGGCGCGAGCCAGTCACGGACATCGACAGCGGAGGAAACGGGATGACCG